CCATATATATTCTGTGGTTGTATCTACAATTTCAACTAAAGGATTTACATCAGATGTCGCTCTCTTTAGATTACTAAAGAATGTCTTGTGCTTTTTTGTTGCTTCATGGTTACCATCATAAATAATGGTAGGTATAGTTACATCTTTGATAAAATCAAAGTAAAGTGTAATTTCGTCCATTGAAGGAACACGGTCAAATAAATCTCCACCAATAATGTGCATACTGATATCTTCGTCTTTCTCTAGCTCATGAATAGCTTCGAAAAACAACTTGTATCTAGTACATGCCCATGCCATAGGGACATTCTTTTGTCCGAGTTTAATGTGCCAATCTGCTGTAAATAAAATCACCCTACGAAGTCATCTCCTGGCTGCCATGAGCAACCTGTAAGTCCACCACTTTGCAAAGCATTTAGTGTCCTTAGTATTTCTTCTGCATTTCTTCCTGTGTCAAGTGCATTGACTGAGTAGTGTTGAATTACTCCTTCAGGGTCAATAATGTAAGTAGCTCTGTAAGGAACTCCTTCTTTATCATTATAAACACCTAAGTCTTTTGCAAGTTCACTACCTGCGTCGCAGCATAAAGGGTGTTGGATATTTCTTATAATATCATTACTTTCTTTCCAAGCTAATTTACAATACTCATTATCAGGACTAAATCCTAATACATCAGCATCAAGTAACAATCTATCCATATCAGCTATTTCTGTTGGGCAAATAAATGTAAAATCTTTTGGGTAGAAATAAACTACACTCCACATATTTTCTTGAAGCACATCAATATCAATAAGTGTATTATCAATATCAACAGCTACTGCTGAAAAGTCTGGGAATTTGTCTCCTATCGTATAATCAAACATAATTTTTCTCCTAGCTAATGCTGAACTCTGAATCAACATCTGAAGGAGCTTCAGCACCATCAGAAGGTTGTGTTACTCTTTGCAAAAGCTCAAGCTGAGCATCTGCTGTTGGTCTTGGCAAGACATCGTCCATAGAACGAATATCAGCAATTTTTGCTACTTCTTCTTCTGTAAGAGGTCTTGGTTTGCACTTAAGTGCTTGTAGTCTGTACTCGACATTAAATGCCATAGGTCCAGTTTTAACTCTTTGGAAGCAAACGTCCCACCCATTCTCAGGGTCGGTTGGGTCGCCTAAATCTTCGGCAGCTACCATAATTTGTTCCATTAGTTTTTTCTTTAGATTAACAACTTTTACATTGCCATCAGTCGGGTCAATAGCTTGAATAGCATATGCCCAACCACATTTTAAGTCAGGAAAGAAAGACCTTACGTGGTCTGTTTCCTTGTTATTGAATGTTTCTGTATTTCTGTCAAAAGCTAAGCACTCCATAGGAATGTTTTTACCATTTTCACCTTTAATCCAGTAAACATATCTCGGCAGTATATCTCCTACTAGACGAAACTTGTTGTCTCCTTCTTTGTAAGTGTACTGGTCGATTTTATCTTTCTTTGCAGACCCTTGAGCCTGATTAAATTTTATTGCCATTTATGTTCTCCATTTAGCGTTATCTTCAAATAGAAAGTGTACTAGACCATTCTCTATCCGAAGCAATCTGTTGCGATTTACTATCGTTGTCGTTACAGGCAAATGTATCAACTCTAGTGTTGTTTGTCCTGTTTGTTTATAATTAAAATAATTTCGGTACGAAGCTACTGCGATATACTCCGCAGCTTCTTTATTGCTATAATTTCTTCGCTCTGCTAGTAATTGTCGAGGGTTTAGCAAAAAACTATCACCGACGAACGACTTCCCAAAATATTTATAGGTGTTGTCTTTTCTACTAGCAGGGATTCTCTTATAAGTTAATAAATGAATGATAGTAAGTATAGAAGTTGAATCTCCTTTGGTCTCACTATTTATCTTTTCCCAATTATATTTTATCATATATTATAACAATTTTTTAAACCCATGTCAAGTAATATTTTTCGGAGGTCCTTATAAGGTTGATATTTCATAACCCTGCTTGAGGTAGTAGCCTAGTCGTAAACTAGCCTGCCTCTTTGCGGTCTTTCCAATTAAATTAATATCTACTACTACGGGTTGTTGTTTTCCTTCGTAATCTCTAATTATTCTTCCAATGAGCTGTGTAAGTAACGGCTCGTTATTTACTGGTGTTGCTAATATTAAACAGCTAAGAATATTTAAAGAAATACCCTCAGAGAAGATAGACTGTGTCCCATACAGAACATTTTTATCCTCAAAAATCTGATTAATTATATCGGCTCTATCCTCGTGATGGATTTTGCCCGTTACACAAACTGCGCTATCACCAGTGAGTTCCGCGCAGTTCCTGAGGAAGTCTACTCTATCAGATACTACTAACACTTTATGACCTTTGGCCGCATACGATGATGCAGTCATAGCCACAGAATGTTGATACTCTGGGTTGTAGGCTAACTCATTTATTCGATTGGCCCAAGGTATTCCATTTCCGTCCATGAACCTTATAGCCATGGGTAGGATATGAACTTTAGGCATCATAAAGTTTTCCTTTGGTGGTTTTAAAACATTATCTCCAAAGTAATCACGAAACACTACATGTCTACCATCTTTTCTTTGTAATGTTCCTGTAAGTCCTATTTTATACCTTGCACAATTTTTATCTATAATTCTAGAAAAAGTAGGAGCACTACAATGGTGCATTTCGTCAAGAATAAGAGTACCGAACTCTTGTCTAATTTTTGGAATCTTTCTATACAAACTCTGTATATTCCCAATAACGATTTGCTTATCAAGTTCAAATTTTCCACTACCTATAATTCCTGCTTTAAATCCAAATACTTTTTCTACTTCATCCTCCCACTGCTTTCTTAGAGCTAAAGTGTGGGTAACTACTAATGTTTTTTGTCCTAGTTTGCCAGCTATTGCAAGACCTGTAAATGTCTTACCCCAACTTACCCAAGCGTTAATAATGCCGCCATCTCCAATCTCATCATATACTGATTGTTGGCTTGGTCTTAATGTCAAATTAAACTTGGGGAAGTCTACTGGTTTTACTACTCTCTTATCTACTACTTCGTGGTCTGCAGGGATTAGGTCTATTCTGCCCACCGGTATAGCTACCAATCCCTGTCTTATAAGTGCCATATTTTTTATAATGAGTGGTGGGTCACCGAACTTAAACGAAGGTATGGCATACGTAAGTTCGTCATCAATCTTTTTCTGTTGTGCAGGCAGTACTTCTATATAAATTCTGTCGCTTATAACTGCCTTCATATCTTTCTCCAAGAATCCTTCTTCTTTGTAGGACTTGTATCATAAACTAACCAAGGAGCTCCATCTCTGTATAGCATGCCTGCCCATGCTTCGCTACCCGCCAAGGGTCTGTCTATATCAAAAGGGTATGGGCAGCCTTTTATCCACAACACGCTTGTAACAATTCTTTGGTCTACTCGTTTTATTTTGTGATATTTTAGCGGAGCTTTAGTATTTTTATTTTTGACAAACCATTTTCCAGTACTATCTATATAATACTTACCTTGATGTTCAAGATAACCTCTAATACTTTTAATCATAGATTTTAAAGGATATATACTTTTCATTGGCGTTTGTATTCTTCTCATGCCTAAAGTTTCTCCTTTCATGTTAGTATCATCTAACACTTGGTTTTCTATCCATAATATACCATCTATGAGCATTATATCGTCTGTGTGTAGTACAAAGATGGGGAATTTTATTTTATCATATATCATATTTAGCTTCAAACTTACCTAGAGAGTAGTCATCATGTACATCAAAATCACAGCCTACTGGTGTGCCTGGTATACTAAACCCTCTATCCTGTTGTATGAAACCTTGTAATTTTTCTGAGTAATGTTCTATTTCATCTTCTGGTACTTCCGCTAGAATTGAGTCATGAACTAAAGCAAAAATTTTAGACTTCATGCCTGTACTTTTTATATACGCGTTCATATCTATAGCACCTAGTAAGTTGATATCAGAAGCCACCGACTGAACTAAAAAGTTCATACCTGACCTGACTTCATGACTTTGTATTCCTTGATTGTCAGATTTAACATTTGGTAATCTTCTCTTTCTGCCAGTAGCACCATAAATAAATCCATTATCCATAATAAACTTACTAGATAAATCTATCCACTTCTTGAGTTTAAAGAACTGTTTGAAGTAATCATCAATAACTTCTTGAGCCTGTGTTTTACTAAAGAAAGTACCTGAATCTGTACTAACTTGCTGAGATATCTTGTTAGCTCCAGCACCATACATAATACCGAAAGTAACAGCTTTTGCAGCTTGTCTGTCTGTAGGATAAAGCTCTGCAACTTCATCTGCCTCACAAGGTAAGTTAAATACTAACTTAGCAATGTTACTGTGAAAATTACCACCATCTTGAAATACTTTCATAAGGTTTTTATCATCAGCCAATACAGCAGCCACATATACTTCTGCAGTTGTTAAGTCCATTGCAACAATCTTATGTCCTGGAGCAGCTTTGATACAGCCTTTCACAATAGGATTATCTCTAGGAATTTGTTGCATATTCATTTTGCCACTAGAAGATAAACGACCTGAGGTTGTGCCATGCAAATTAAAGCCTGTACGCAATCTACTATCTTTATCTAACTGTGGATAGATTTTATCTAAATAAGTATTCTTAATCTTAGACTTTTGCCTAATAGAAAGAATGTGTCTAGGAATTTCGTGTTGCTCTCCTAGTTCTTTTAGCACTTCTGCATCTGTTGAATCTGCACCTGTGCCAGTCTTTTTGCCTGTGGGTTTTAGCCCGACAAAATCAAACAGTAGTGACCTAAGCTGTACTGTACTGTTTGGATTAAATTCTTTGTCTTTTGCTTTTTCAAATTGTTTAACAGCAGGAAACTCGTATAGTTTTGCTACTGCTTCATCAATATCATTTTGCATCAAGTCTCTACCCTTTAGTAGCCTCATCTTATCGAAAGGCACACCATTATCCTGAATATCTGTCAACATTCTACAGCCAGGTATAAGTATATTTTCATATACACTAAACAGTTTTGCATTCTTTCTAACTGCTGGGTATAACTTTTCAAATACTAGAAGTGTTACTACTGCATCCATTGCCGCATATACTTTCATTACATCAAAGGGTATAGAACTCCATTGAAAGTCTGCTTTGAGTATTCTATGTTGTTTCTTGTACTGTTCTATCCAGTCATACATAGGTTTCTCATAATCTCCATAAAGAGTATGTTCCATAGCAAGTTGCTTAAGACCATGACCTCCTGGTACTTCATCTAAGCAATAGTGCAGTAGCATTGTATCTTCAAATTTAGGAAATGAAAAGTTAAAGTGATACTCAAAGAAAGCCAAGTCAAACTTAGCATTATGAAATACTATAGTCTTTTTATTGAAAAGTTCTTGTAGCATCTGTTCTGCTTTTTCATCTACACACTCTGTGTCTATGTAAGCGCCGTGGTCTTTCTCATATGATATACTCATACCAAGCATATACCCATCTCTAGGATATAGTCCTGTTGTTTCTGAGTCAAGACCTACAAATTGATTTGGGTGGTCTAAAGCATCTTGCAAAAACTTATGGAGTTTAGCGGTATCTTGAATACCATAACACTTATCTTCATCTAGTTTCTGTTGCTTTAGTTCTCCATTTATGTAATCAATAATGTTTTTCTTACTTTTATCCCATAAAGGTTTTGCTTCAGGTTTAAATGACAACATAGCTGGGTTTATTACAGGTAGATACTTATCATCTACACACTTACCACTATATTCTGTTATAGAGTTAACACTTGTAAAAAACTTAAGTGCCTCTGAGCCTACGACAATTATCCAGTCGTATGCATGAGTATCAATCTCTATGTCAACATCTGCCTTTAGAATTTTCTTCTTGGTATGGTCTGAACACAGAGCAAATCTCTCTATTTCAAAATTATTATCAAATCTTTCTTCCCAGTTAGTTCTACTGGTTTTAGATTCTATTAATGCTATATTTGTCATTTGTTTCCCTTTTTTATTATATATATTATATCAAATTCTAAACGCGATGTCAAGAACTATATAACCTTCTCCTTAGTTGAGTAACCTTCAACTCTGGTAGACCGCCTGGGTCTATGTTATTACCTAAGTTAATGTTTCTGGAAGTTAGTCCTACTCTTTCTGCTAACCCTTTTATTTCTTCTGCGGCTTTCTGCCCTGCTTCATCTCCATCAAACATTATATCTACTCCTTCCACATTTTGCATTTTGAGAATGGCTAGCTTTTCAGCGTCTACATTTCTTGTGCCAAAACAACAAATTGCATTTGCTAAACCTTTATCATAAAGATTTATCATATCAAATATTCCTTCTACTAGTATTACCCTACCCTTTATTGTAGGAACTGAAGAAGGAAAAAGTGGTAGCCTTGCTTGTGGAGGGTAGATGAGATATTTGGGTATCTCAGTCATGGTCATATGTCGACCATTGAAGGCTACCACCTTTCCTGTTATATCACGAACTGGAAATACTATTCTTCCATTAAATTGTGATTCGTGATGCATAAAAGCTTCAAAGTGCTTATATGTTTCGGGTCGAATACCCCGCCAGTTGCCTACGTAAGGCGAAAAACCTTTGGGGAACTCAAAACCTCTATTTGCTGAACGCTTTTCATCTATAGACTCTTTCA